AAAAAGACGCGGTAAAGACGTTTTACAAATGTCCTGATTTTGACATGGACGAGGCCACAGATATCATTTTTGTCGAAGGCGAGATGGATGTTTTGAGTCTTTATGAGTGCGGGTTTCAAAATGTTATAAGCTTGCCAGATGGCGCACCGCAAAGAGCAGAAATGCGGGCAGAAGATAAGCGGTTTCAGTTATTAGAAACACTGGATTTAGATAGGCTGGAAAAGGTCATCATCGCGGTGGATATGGACGAGGCAGGGCAGGCCTTGGCGACAGAGCTAGAGCATCGGCTTGGTAAGGACATTTGCTGGCGGGTAAGCTGGCCTGACTCTCAGGATGTTACCTGTAAGGATGCAAACGAAACTTTGATGACGCACGGCTCTAGCGTTGTGGTGGAGTGCATAGAGAACGCGAAGCCTAACCCGATTGCTGGCGTGTTTAATGCGAATGAATACATGGATGGGGTGCTAGACCTTTATTACGGGCGCACAGCAAAGCCCCTATCAACGGGGTTTAGCGAGTTAGATGAGTTGTATAAGGTGATGCCTGCTACGTTTAATGTGGTTACAGGCGTACCAAACCACGGCAAATCAAACTTTCTCGACCAGATAATCATAAACATGGCAGAGCACCATGACTGGAAGTTTGCCGTATTCAGCCCAGAGCACAGCACCCAACAGCATCTGCGGCGGTTGGTAGAGAAGCGCAACAGGAAGCCGTTTGATGATGGGCCGACGCCCAGAATGTCAGAGGCCGAATTGCGGCGGGGCATGGACTGGTTGGATGGCAGTTTCCATTTCATTGAAAGCGGCGACTATATACCGACGATTGATTACATACTGGATAAGGCAAAGCGCATAAACCTATTGCATGGCATTGATGGGCTGGTCATTGACCCATTCAACAAGATTGACGCAAGCAGAGAGTCGGGCAAGCGGGAGGATGAGCATATACGCGACCTGATAGCCAAGTGCCAGCAGTTTGGAAAGTATTACAACGTGACTGTTTGGATGGTGGCTCACCCCCATAAGATGTACCGCACGGATGATGGGATTATACCACCCCCTGACTTGTACCAGATAGCTGGGTCGGCGCATTGGAACAATATGTGCGATGTCGGAATGGTGGTGCATCGTGATTTCGAGACAGACGAGACACGCATAATTATGCGGAAGGTGAGAGAGCAGGGCGTATATGGTAACATCGGGGAGTGCTTCTTTACGTTCAACACGACTACCCGTTGCTATGAGCAAGTTGAAAGCAGGGGTTATTGATGGTATAAAAAACACCCTTGTTCGGACGGGGGCGGGTGTATCCCTTTGTGCTCGCCCCCATAAGGGTTTAGACGGTTTTGAATGAATACATTTGTGCACAGGATTCGGGACATTGGCGGCTACAAATAAAGATACAGGAAAAATACGCGATATAATCAGAAAGCAGTACGTCGAGGGCATCGTGCGAGAAAACGGGGTGCGGGAAAAGCCGTCTATGCGGGAGTTGGCCCAGAAGCACGGCGTCACAGCGAACACGATTTGTAGATGGTCGCGTAAGAATGGTTGGGCCGTACAGCGCGAGAAGTTTCAAGAAAGATTGTCCAAACAAATAAACACAAAGCGTGTCGATAAGCTGGCGGATAAGGCGACTACATTTGATGGAGAGTGCCTGTCGGCGGCAAACGAGGTGTTACAAGAGGTGACACGAAGGTTACAAGAGCACTTAAAAGCGATACAAGGTGACGAGGATGCAGAAGAATTAGCCGTGTATCACCTCCGAGAGCTATCCCAAGCGGCCCTCAATGGGCAAAAGCTAGGGCGGCTTGCGCTAGGCGAGGCATCCGAAATCACTAAGGGTAGCATTGATGTTGACGGAAAAACCCACTTTAGAGAAACTATGGACAGACTACTCAAGCTTAGAGACGGACGACGCGAGAGCCATAGCGGATTGCATTAATCGTTGGTCGGAGCAGGCTAGAGACAAGCAGTTAACGCCGAAGGGCGTGTGGAATTTCTGGTTGATACTGGCTGGGCGTGGCTGGGGCAAGACCAGAACAGGTGCACAAGACATCATCGAATACGCCCTCCTAAATGATAATGTAAACTGTGCGGTAGTCACCCCCACGTTTGGCGACCTCAAACGGGTAGCCTTTGGCGGTGTATCAGGCATCATGGCTCTTATACCTCGCCAGTGCCTCTTACAAGGCCGAGGGCAGGGCTTTAGCTCAAGCAACCAAGAGATACGCTTAAAGAACGGCTCAAAGATTATAGGGTTCAGCGCAACAGAGCCAGACCGCTTGCGGGGGCCGCAGTTCCATAGGGCTTGGTGTGACGAGCTTGCGGCTTGGCGGTATCCTGAATCGTTCGACCAGCTATTGTTTGGTCTGCGGCTGGGCACAAATCCGCAATGCGTAATAACCACAACCCCCAAGCCAACAGACCTTATCCGCAATCTTTTGGAGCGGGACGATGTGCACATTACCCGTGGGAGCACCTTTGACAACGCCGCCAATCTTGCGCCATCGGCTCTTGCCGCTTTGGAGGAGCGATACGCTGGAACGACTCTGGGGCGTCAGGAATTGTACGCAGAGCTTGTCGAGGACGTAGAGGGTGCGCTGTTCAGTCGTGCAGATATAGAACACACACGGGTGCCCGAAGCGCAGTTGCCAGAAATGACCCGCGTGGTGGTGGGTGTTGACCCAGCCGTGACCAATAACGCGCATTCCGACGAAACAGGCATCATTGTAGCGGGGCGGGGAATCGACAGGCGGCTGTATGTTATCGACGATGTTTCGCAAAAAAACACGCCAGATGGTTGGATGCGGGAGGCGGTCAGGGCTTACTACAGGCACGAAGCAGATAGAATAGTTGTAGAGGTAAACAATGGCGGCGACCTTGTTGGCAACCTTTTGAGCACGATTGACAAGAGTGTGCCGCTACGCTCCGTCAGGGCAACGCGGGGCAAGATGATACGGGCAGAACCTATCGCCGCTTTGTACGAGCAGAAAAAGGTGTCACATTGCGGAATATTTGCTAAGTTGGAAGAACAGATGTGTTTTTATTCGGGCGATGGAAAGTCGCCTGACCGATTAGATGCTCTAGTTTGGGCGTTGACAGAGCTTAGCCGTTCAGATGGACAGGCCCAGTGGAGAGTAAGTTAATGGCAACAATACGAGAGCGTGTGGCGCAGTTTTTCGGTGGGCAATCCTTAGAGCGCAAAGATTTCCCGATGGTCATGTATCAGGGCGTGGCGGCTTACAATTCCAGCAAATATACATACGAGCGGCTGTCACAAGAGGGCTACCAGCAAAACGCAATCGTTTATCGGTGCATTAACGAGATTGCCAATGGCGCGGCGGCGGTCAAGTTCAAGGTGTTTGATGGTGACACGCAGATTGAAAACCACCCGCTTGAGGTCTTATTAAACCGACCTAATCCGCAGATGGCTGGGTCAGAGTATTTCCAAGCCCTGTATTCGTTCCTGTTATTAGACGGGAACTCTTACGCTTTGCGCTCGGATATAAACGGCAGACCAGCAGAGTTGTACATTCTGCGCCCAGACCGAGTGACAATTACACCCAGCAAGACCCAGATACCCGCAAATTATCAATACAAAGTCGGCGGTCAGGTTGTGGCGAAGTATGATGTAGACCAAGAAACGGGCGCATCAGAGATTAAGCACATGAAAATGTGGAATCCGCTTGATGATTACTATGGTTTGTCACCTATCAGCGCGGCGGCAGTGGACATTGACCAGCACAACCTAGCCGCAAGGCACAATGTTAATTTGTTAAACAACGGGGCGAGGCCGTCTGGCGCAATCGTATTCAAGCCCAAGGATGACGCAGGGTTGCCTGTGCAGTTGTCAGAGTCTCAGCGTCAGCAATTACATACAGACCTCAATGCGAGATTTGCTGGCCCCGATAACTCAGGCCGAGCCATGCTCCTTGAAGGCGACTTTGACTGGAAGGAAATGGGGCTTACTCCCAAAGACATGGATTTTCTGGAGCTTAAAAACATGAGCGCAAGAGATATCGCGCTGTGTTTCGGCGTTCCGAGCCAGCTTGTCGGCGTACCAGACGCCCAGACATATGCGAATGTACAAGAAGCTAGGCTGGCCTTGTATGAGGATACAATCGTGCCGCTAATGATGCGGATGCAGAGCGACCTTAACGAGTGGCTCGCGCCGTCATTCGGGGACTCAATCACACTAAAATATGACCTAGACTCTATCCCAGCAATGGCAGAGAGACGGCGACGGATATATGACAACGTAATCAATGCTGTCCGCGAGGGTATAATTTCACGGAACGAAGCCCGACAAAGACTTGGGCTAGACGATATTACAGGAGGCGATGATGTATACATTGCGGCAAATCTATTCCCGCTTGGTGCGCCTAACACAGAGGATGCAGACGATAGCGAGGGAAAAGATATCTATGGTGGCAAGCGAGAGCTTGAAAAAGATATATTTACGACGGAAGCAGAAGCCGAAGAACGAGCAGAAGAAATAGGGTGCTCTGGCATTCATGCCCATGAGACAGAAAACGGCACAGTGTTTATGCCGTGCTCCAGCCATGCTGACTATGAGAGGCTAACAGGTGGGACGCTGGAAACGCCAAAGGCAGAGGAAGATATCGACACAAAGCCCACGGATGCTATGGCGGATGCGGCACGACGAGGGCTTGAAATGCGGCGTGAGTTTGGCAGGGGCGGCACAGCAGTCGGTGTGGCAAGGGCCAATCAGCTTGTACGACGGGAAAACCTGTCACCATCTACTGTGCGGCGGATGCACAGTTTCTTCTCTCGACACGAGGTAGACAAAGAGGCAGAGGGCTATAGGGCGGGGGAGGACGGCTACCCCAGCGCAGGCAAAATCGCAAACCTGTTATGGGGTGGAGACTCAGGACAGTCTTGGGCGAGA